GAAGCTACTGTGGACGGCACAGGCAACCCTAGTTCTAAACAAACATCTTGGATATTTTGAAGCAGGGTAGCCATGTGCTTACCTCATAACTGTTATTCCTCTGATTCTACTGTATCCGTACCGGTTTGGGTAGATTCTTTGGATTTGCGACCACGTTTAACTTCGCCCAGATTGTTATTCTGGACAGCTTCTAACAAAGCGGCCATTTGCTTCTGCATCAGGTCGATTTGCTCTTGTTGTTGCTTGATTACATCTTCAGACGATTTCTTGCCACGGTTCAGAAAAGCTTGAGCTTTCGTGCGCCATTGGATACCGCCCATAATGCGACTAAATGCGTTTTCACCTGCACCTGCTACTTGTTCGATAAAACGGAAACCTTGATGCCGGAGTTCGTCTTTTAAGCCTTGTGGAACGTCATCCCATTCTGCAATAGGAGTTCCGCAATCAATCGCTTGCATATTCTTGTACGCTTCCCATCTACGGGCAAAGCGGCGCTGATAGTTTTCGTCAGCTTCTACATTTACTTCTACAGTTTTATCACCTGGGATTTTAATGTGTACGAAATCTTTAATCACACCATCAACATCACGCTCGTAAAAGGTTACATCCAAAACCTCATCGCCAGAGGTATCTCCAACGTATGCAATTTGGTCAGCCATTTAATTCTCCAAATATAAAAGAAGGGGCTACCCTTGTGAGATAGCCCCCATATACTACATCAGTTTTGCTGATTAGCCTTGGCCGTCCATTGCAGGGCGGTCAAGAACAACAACAGCAGTACCGGCAGCAGCAACAGCGCCACGGAATACAGCGCCGTCAACTTGAGCGCCAGCAACAACAGCGTCATCAACCGAACCGGCAGTTGCAGTTGCGTACACAGCAGCGTTGTCAGCGACAGCGCCAGCGGTGTTCACAACGGCTTGGCCGCTGATTTGATACCAACCGTATTGGCTGGCTACGTTAGCCGACATAGCAACGCCAACTGGGCCACGGGTCGTGGTCAGCGAACGAGTAGTCGTGCCTTTGCCCAGAACAACCATATCACCAACAGCAGTCGAAGCTACGCCGGTCATATAGATGAACTCGCCTTCGCCATAAACTGGGTCAACGGCGGTAACGATCGTGCCCAGCGGATGCAGAGCCGAAGTGTTAGTTACAGCGATAGGTTGTGCGCCAACGCGCGGGGTCGAAATGATATATGCCATTTTATGTTCTCCTTAAATTACAGGGTCGAGAGGGTAGCTTGGAACTGGCGACCCGAAGTCGTCAGAGCACCAGACCAACCCATCAGACGAACGATAGCATCTTGGTTGACAGCTTGACGATCGCCACCGATAGCAACGAAGTTACGGTCTTTGTGCGGACGGAACTTCAGATACTTGGTGTTGATGAAGTCCATACGGGTTGCTGTTTGGTTGCCACCGATACCACCACCCAGAACTACGTCAGCCGAACCACCCGAACCATAATACTTAATGGCGGTGAAACCAGCAGCGCCCATCTTCTCATCCGTAATACGCTGGATGCTTTGCAGCGAACCCAAGTACAGCGAGTAAGCAGTCGTGCCTGCGTAAATCAGGTCGGGACGGTCATTGCCACGAACGCGCGACAGAGCAACCGAGTTCATTGCCGATTGGATAGTCGAGGTGGTAAGAGCAGCACCAGTCAGGCCCGTACCGGTGTACGAACCATTCTGCCAGAACGTCCAAGTAGCGCCATCAATGCCGCCAACGGTCGAAGCTGGAGTAGTCGAGATGATAGCAGCCAGACCAACCAGAGCCTTACCGCCGTTACCAGTACCATCACCATGCAGGTCATAGTCAATCTTGTTGGCCAGACGAGCTTGAGCAACTTCAACGCGAGTAGCGATAAGGTCAATCATCTGTTCTTTGCCAGAGTTTTGCAGCATTTCTGGGCCGCTGATCGTTACGCTGTCAGCGTAGTTCTTGAGCGTCCATTGCGATGCCGAAATAGGGCTGTCTGGCGAAATGTTGATGGTTTCGTAACCGCTGTACGAGTTAGCGAAGTTGGTGTTAGGGTCGTTGTAGAAGATTTCTTCCAGAATGGACGAGCCACCCGAAATAGTCTTAACATTGCCACGCTCTTTCAAGCGCATCAGCAGGGCGTTGTTGTTTGTCAAGTTATCTTGAGCAGCGCGGGTGCGGCTTTCGATAGTTGTAGCGATAATGTCGCTAATTGCGGAGTTCGCAAATGCCATGATTGGCTCCTTTCAGAATTTATAAACCGAGTGCGGCCATCGCATTGCGTACAGCTTCTTCTGTCGATTTAGCTTCCGTAGGGCGTAAACCGCCATTAGGAGAGCCTTTAACCGATACAGCAGCAGCCTTTGCAGCTTTGGCAGCGTTATTTGCGCGTTGAACGGGATTTGCTTGACCGCTGTTTTGGGTTGTGCGGCTAAACACATCGTCATTCAACCGTACTGCTTTTGAGTATGCGTCATTTAAGTCACTCGCCAACCCTTTGTCTAAAAGGTCTGCCATAGTTTCTCGCACTTCGTCAAAATACTCATGTTGCTGCGCGAATTGCTCGATTGTCTGACCGAGTTGCGCTTCTTCCGCAATCTGTCGAGATTGCATGATTTGAGCCAGTTGAGCCTGTTGAGCTTGCAACTGTTGCTCTAATTGATATTTATACGGGTCAAATGGAACATTTGTCAAGCTATTTACATCAACCCCGTAATCATGGGCTAGTTTCATAAATGCTTGAGTCTTTGTTTGCGGATCGGAGGTACGAAGCATCCGTTCCGCTTGAATCAGCTTATCAATGGCAACATCGGGTGTTACGCCGATTTGATTCAAGTATTCCATGTGAGGGGACAGGGCTTTACCCAATGTCCGGCCATATTGAGCGTCTTGCTTGTACTGTTCTATTCCCTTGTGGAATTGTTCTTCACGCTCTTGAATAAAACGCTGTGTTTCTGGGGGAAGCGCAGAAAGAGCCGATTGAGCATCCTTTTTCCACGATGCCCATGGGTTCCGTACAGGTTTTTCAGTCTCAACTTCTGTTGTTTGCTCATTCGCATCCGCAACAGGTTGTTCAGCCTTCTTAAATCGTCCATTTTCGTCCCGCTTTTCCGACTTTGCTGGTTCTTCGGCTTTTTCAGCTTCGGCAGCTTCCAGTTTGTCCATTTCGGCAGCGATATGCGAACGAATATCGTCCTTTTCATAGCCGTGTTCATCAACTGACGATTCTGCAACTTCTTCAATTTCGTCAACCTGGGTTTCCAGATTTTCTTCTGACATTTGTTTCTCCATTAGGAAATAGAATCAATACGGGCGGCAATTTCTTGCCTTAATGCTTCTTTATTTTCTTTTTTCTCTATCCAAGATTCTGTCTTGGGTTCCATTTTCTCGTTGCCTACTTCTACACATCCATGCTGCCGCAAATGATCGCGGTGCTGTGACCTGGACGTAATTAGACTCCCATCTATCTGCGATACATAGGGGTCAATATCTTTAATAACTTGAGGGGCGCAGATACGCCGTTCCATTTGCACTCCGCAACAAAACGGAATGTCTTGGTAATTTGCCAGCGTCCGGTAGTAATCTTCGTCTTTGCCGCATTGGTTGCAATGCGCTGCATAGATTGGCATTTCTAATCCTTATAAAAGCATCAATAGAGCTTCTTCATCATCAAGTTCTGATTGATATTCAGCAGCTTGAATCTTGGCTTGTAATAGTAACGCATTAACTTGTGCGATTGCTAAATTGTATTCATTCAAATCAATCTGTTTGATCTGCGGAATGAAAACCTCTTTAACAGTCTCAATAACTTCTGGCTGATATGTTCCATCCAGAATGTCAAACTCACGCTTAACAATATCTTCCAGCTCTTTGCGTTGATTGGCTTCTTTTTCGTACTTTGCCTTACGCTTCTTATCAACGCCGCCTCTAGTTACAATCTCTGTAATGAACGGATTGTATTGAAGATTAGCGTCTTTTCCTGTGTAGGTATAAACACCGGCTTCGCAGCTAAACAGTCTATCCCGCAAGAACGAGACATTGCCACCGGTAATCGTGTAGCTACCAGCTTGGGCGTTGAGGATTGATGCTTTATTTAGTCCAGCTTGTTGTCCAGACCAAATGAAGCTAAATGCACCAGCATATATCGTCTGGTCATATAGGAACGTGCAACTATTGCCCGTTATCGCAAACGAACCAGCTTCACAAACTAGGCGTTGGTCGTAGTGTAGCCCAGCATCCGCGCCCGTGATTGTGTAAGCGCCCGCATTACCTTGCAGTATTTGGTCATATTCAAAACTCGCTGCACCACCAGTAATAGAATACGAGCCAGCACTACCATTAAGTAGTACTAGCCCGTAGTTAGAATCGCCGTATAGGGCTGTGCCGTATTGGGCGGTAATGGTCATTTAGGCTACCGTGAATACGCCCGAAGTGCCATCCAGAACTACCGAGAAAGACTCACCGGTTGAAAGGGTAACAGCCGAGCCGTAATCCCAATAACCAATCAGGTTGTCCGTGGTTGAATCGTACAGAATAGCGTACTGGAATGGGCCAATTGAACCACCCGTTGCAGTCCAAGTAGCTGGCGAGTTCAGTACCAGTTTGTAAGTGCCGCTAGTCTGCGTAGAGCTAGAAGTCGTAGCGGCATTACCACCTGCTGTATAACCGCTACCAGCAGAGATTTCTACGGCGCTTGCTAAACCGGTGTCCGAAGCTACAACAGGGGTGCGGTTGGAAAGGGCAATCTTCCAAGTGTCCGAACCAGCGTTGATACCTTCAACCAGAGCCTCTACGCCCTTTTGATACTTGTTAAAACTAGCCATTATTGGACTCCTATGATTCGATTGTTGGCATCACGGACTACTTGTTTAGGTTTGGTTAGCTGCGCCATCATAGCCGCAAGAGCCTGTGTTTGTTGCTCGTTAGATGCTTGGATAGCTTGGATTACTGCGCCCATGTTCTGCTGTAGGGCAGCGTTGTTTTCAGCCACTACGCCTTGGATAACAGCAGAGGCTTGTTGGCGACCCAATTCATCATATTCCACCAGTTCGCCAGACTTGTCCATTGCCTTGAGCTTAATGTCGTTTTCAGCTTTAAGCTGGGCAACAGCCATATCCGTTTGAGCCTTGAGGTCAGCCTTATACTTCTCAATTTGTGCATCCATGTCGGCTTTCTGGGCATCGGCTTGTGCTTTAGCTTGTTCCAGTTGCATCTTGGCTTGCATCTCTTGTTCGGCAGGGCTTGGCTGTGGGTTGGCTTGCATCTGCTCAACCTTTTGCGTTGCTTTTTGCGTAAAGGTTTCAAACGTACCTTCAAGTTCCCGACCAACCTTGAACCCACGAATACCGAACAGCAGCATTTGGGTTACTACAGGCAGAATATCCGGTGCAACTTGAGCTGCTTGAACGGCTTTCTCTAGGAAGCTAGACGAAGCGCCCAAGAACTCAATGCGGTCAGCCTTTTCTTTCTGCTGGTCAATCTCAACCATTGAATCGGTTTCAATGTCGATGTTGTAGTTGCGGATTGGCTCATTCTTGAGCATCGCAATAGCAGCAGCGATCAGTTCTGGGTTCTGACCATCAGGTGTGTTAGCAATACCCGAAACTTGCAGAATAATGTCAGGCTGATAACGCGAACAAATGATTTCGGCCTTCATCCGCAGGATTTCACGGGCGAAGCGAGCCACATCATCCTTCATGTCATTCAGACGAAGCGAAGCAAACTGCGCCTTTATGCCCTGGGCGGTGGCAGTTTCGTTAGCAACACTAGCACCACGAAGAATGTCAGAAAGACCTGTAGTTTCATAAATGATCTGCTTACAAGATTCACGGGCTGCATAAAGCTGTTGCAGCGTAGCAATAATGTCTGCCAGCGGAACCAGTTGAATGGCTTGACCCAAACCGCCCTTTTCCATAAAGGCTGGCCAGTTTTCCACCGGAATCAGAACAGCGTCTTGGCCTTCTTTCATCAGACGGGCAAGGCTAGGCTCATCCGCTGCGTACACACCCATAACCTTCAATGCTTTGGTTAGGTGGGCAATACGGCCAGAGATTTCGTCAATCTCATCAGCCTGATCCTGATACAGACGGAAATCAGGTACAGGAATCAGCGAATCCGTTGTAACTGTCGAAAACAGCGGTTTAGGGCATGGGAAGAAGTTTTCCAGCTCAAGCGGGTCATCACGCTCGTCTAGTAGTTCATCGTATGCGTTGGCAATCCAGTAAACCTTTTTGCTCGACTTACACCAAATTTCCCAAATGACAGCTTTCTTATCTTCGGGAACTACGTTCTGGTTGTTGTCATCGTTCTGCGGGTCTTTTTCGCGGCTGTAGGTTAGCGGTACATTCTCAAATATGTCGCCAAACCTCTCAACGCCTTCGTCTTTAGACATAAATACGCGGCGAGCGACCCAAGTAACTTCTTCCCATGTGCGAGCAGGTAGGTGGGCGAAATCTTCCCAGAAAACGTAGTCAACTGGGGTTCTTTCATCGGCCACGACCTCAAATGGTTCAACCTCTCCTGCCATTCCGTAGGCTTCACCACTTGCAACTTCGTCTGCTTCATTCTCTACATCATCCGTAATTTCTGGTTGTTCTTGGGTTTCAATCTTTGGCTCGTAACGAATCCACGCCACGCCACGACCAGGCAGCAGACGATCCTCTACCGAGTTAGACAGGGCAGAGTGGAAGTCACCATACTGGCGCAGTTCGTAGTCAATGGTGCGCTCAAGAATCATAGAGGCCACGCGGCCTACGTCATTTTGATCCTTAAAACGGCGGGAAACTTCGATATTAGGCGCTTTGGAATAAACAGCAGGTTTCAGCGTCTTGATGTTTGACCAAAGGATATTGAATCGAATATCAATGTTAGTAGCGTCTTTGCGCTCATCACGATAGCGCTTGATGATCTTGCGACCGGATTCACACCACTTTTTGTAATCTTCTTTGTAGCGGTGCAGTTCATCCCGCCAATAAAATGCGTCATAAGCCATAAAGCGTCCTTTAAGCGGCTATTGCTGTAAACACTATCATATACGATTTCTCTTTGTAGGTGTTTGTTCAAACAATTCGTTAAGAGTCAAATCGTCCCAGAATCTTGGTTTTGGCGGCTCTTGTTTAGCAGCTTCCTCACGCCAAGCAATAGCCATGTAACGCACAGAGTCAGCCCCGTGGCTAGTCCAATCATGGCGAGGGCGATCACGGTAGCGTTTCTTATCATCATCCCATTCTCGCTGATATTGGCGTAAAGATTCAAGTAATTGGTGTTCAGAGCATTTTACTTGATCGAACCAGAGTTTAGGGAACAAGGCGCGGACGGCTTGAATACCGTCTTGGAGCGATAAGTCCGGTACGATTCTGACATTTCCGACTCCGAGTGCCTTTTGTGCCATCTCTTGAATGGATTTGCCACCAGAGGCCAGCGTTTTAGCTTTTGCGTCATGAGGTAAGTAGTGTTTGCCATAGTTGTAAGCCTTTCCAATCACAATATCCACATAATCGCTCATGGCTAGGCCAGAGCCGGAATAGTGGTCAATTACCCGAACTTCATTACGCATAATCTGGAAGAACACGATAGAAGTGTCATCGGTATAGCCCAAATCCCATGCGGTATAGACTTTGTGTTCCCGATCATACGGCACTTTACGGATGCGCCCTTGTTCTTCTGCTTCCCGCATTTCCTTACCATAGTAAGCACCCAGAATAGCGGCTTCAAAGCTACATTCAAACTCCTGTAGGTATTGATCCTCGCTCATCATTGAACGGGCGTCAGCCAGTTCTGTATCTGGTAGTAACTTGGTCTGGCTAGCTTTCAAGGTTGTAACGTGCCACTTATCATCGGTTTGAGCAAAGTTATACACATCCCAAAACGAGTTCTTGCCCTTTGGTGTACCAATAAATGTTGCCCAACCTTGTCTATCAGCCAGCAGCGGACGGATAACCTCACCCCACACACGGGGCTTCATATCGGCATATTCGTCTAGAACAATCCCGTCAAGATACATACCACGGAGAGCGTCAGCATTATCAGCACCAAATAAACGTATTCTGGAACCATTGTGTAACTCCACCCAAAGTTCAGAGGCATTGTATTTATTTCTGCAAGGCTCTGTGTATTTGAGTAGATACAACCAGGCTACGGATTTAGCTTGTGACAGATACGGGCAGATATAAGCATATTGCCCTGCTTCTTTATTCTCTACAAGCGCCCGCCGAATAATATCGTTGATACAGGCTACAGTCTTGCCGCAACGTCTATGAGCCACTGCTACTGCCCAGCGCTCTTTCCTGTAGTGAAACGGCTTGAATACTTCTCTTGGCTTGTAGGGAATAACGTGACGTTCTGTTACTACTCCATCCATGAGTATGCTTTAAGAACTACCGGTTTATCTTCATTGCCGGAGATTTCAAGCGCTTTTAGGTCTGGCACAGACTTTTTAAGCAGAATCTCAATAGCCTTAAGCCGAGAGGCGCTTAATTCTTCACCTTCGGCGTTAAGTGCATGATTTTGCAGTACGTTAATTAGCTGACTGGCTTGAATCTTCGCTCTCACCATGTCGCTGTGTCGGGGGTTCAATCGTTCTGCCATTTTCCTTTTCCTTTTGAGGTTTCTCTTTTCGGAAGATTAGGTCGTAATTGTCGAGATATGCCTTGCTAGCACCACGGCTAACTAAAGCGTCACCGGTTATATCATTTTTGGTTGCCATTATCAAACCTTTGCAAACATTTCTGGTGTTACGGTGATTCTACCAACTTCGCCGTATTTTGAGTGATAGGTAATAGCTTTGATGGTTCTTTCGCTCATCCATCCACCTCTAGCAGCGTATGCGTCTCTAGCGGCTAACGTGGAGTGTTGCACAACATACATCCCGCTGTGTTCTTTTTCGTCAGAATGATGGCGGTGTCCGGTATGGCAATACCTTTTCTTTGTCCGTCCCCAAATAGCGGGGAATTGGCTGGCAAATAATAAAGGTAGCTGGTCGTTCTTCTTCATGTGCCCGTGATGCCAGGCAAGCATTGTATCCCCGTGTTGATACACATAATAGGGAAGCGGAGTGTCAATTACCTGCACTCTTGGCTCGTTTTCGTACACAGTCTTGAACAATTCGCGCAGCCAGATAGAAGATGAAATGTCATGATTACCCTCAGCCATCAGAACCACTACCTTCTCATGCTTCTCTAACGCCATGCGTATAATGCGGCGCAATATGCGAATAGCAACTTGAACCACCTTTTCGTAGCGGTCATCAGCATCTAGGGCGTGTCCGCTTGTCGGGGTTTGCGGAACGATGTTGTCGGCGTGTAGAAAGTCGCCTAGTTGAGCCACTATCCCTGTTTCTGCTGCTGGCGCACCTTGTACCATTGCTTCAAACGCAGATACTAGGGTCTTTTCGGCTATGTTTAAGTCCCAGTTTGCCCCTGTTTGTTTAGCCCACGCTTTCATTCCTACATGACAGTCCGTAAAAGTGTAAAGCGTTGCCAAATCAGCAACGGTTGTTGTCTTTTTGACTA